GGGAATCACAGATGCACCGCGATTGCCTGCTGCATAACGGGTCATGGCTGCCGACATCTTGCTGGCAGGAATCACGTATTCCGGCTGACCGCCTTCGCCGATTACTGCGTTGGTAGGACCAGTTACGAAGCCCCCTTCGGCGAATGGTATCGCCCCACCTACATTTAGTCCTGGAATACTTGTAGCTAATGCACCAGTGCCAGATAGATTCTGGCTTGCAGCATTAAAAGGATTTAAACCGGCAAAAAGTCTTGCGATTCCGATGGCAACGTATTGGGCAATTGCAGTTGTTGCATAGTCAATTAATGATTGGCCGACATTAGCAAAAAACTGCGATATGGCTTCTTGAGCACTTTGAGTTCCTGTAACAATGCTCTTAAAGCTATTAGAAAATGATGTTCCAATAGACTCGGCCGCAATCTGTACGCGATTAAGCGGGGAAGTTAGTTCTTGTAGAGCTACTGCTGATTCCGCAACAAAATCAGTAATTGAACCGCCAGTAGATACTTCAAATTGTGTTCCGGTTAGTGCTTCTTTAAATAAACGAGCGGCTTCTTCTGCCTGCTGTTTAAGTACTTCTTCTTGGAGTTTTAGGATCTCCAGTCTCTTAATTTCGCCGTTAATCGCTGTCAAATTAGTACGCTGTTCTGCGTTTTTGAGTTCGTTTATCTGCGCTTGACGATCTTCAAAATCAAATTGTATTTCAAGTCTTTTCTGCTCTAGTTCAGAACTTTCGAATAGCAGCTGTACCTGCCGGCTAAATTGAGTACCCAATTTGTCGCCAAGTACCAGAGATTTCTGCAGCTCTTCGGCTAGTCTTTCGGCGTCTGATTTACCCGTGGTTTTCCTGCTCGCACCACCAGCTGCTCCGCCTGCTGGTGCTAGCTGGCTAGGTGCAGTTATGCGAGGTATCGGCGGTGCGACTACCGTTTTTACCTGACTTGCTACAGCTTCATTGATTAATTGGTTGGTAATTTGACTTACTACAGAAGATGCTTGACCCTTAAAAGTTTTACCCTTGAAAGCTACACTAATTTGCCCGGCACCAAAGGGCCCCCCTGGTAAAAATCCTGCTTGCTGTGTTACAACTTGCTCGGCTTGCCTTTTAAAACCTTGTTTTTGAGGCTCCCCAATAGATCCTGCTGCTAAAGCTTGGTTTATTCGGTTAATTACTTGCGTAGCCTGGTTGAGAATAGCATCAAGTACAGGACTGAGTTGTTGCGCAAGCCTAGCGACAATACTACCTATTGCTTTACCTGTTTCACCAAGAGCACTAACAAGTTTGTCAAAAGCTGATGCAGATTTTGTACCTACTGTGTCTGTTTGATTGCCTAAATTAACTAGTTCATCCGCTAAATCTTGAACGCTAATTTTCCCATCTTTAGCTAGCTTTAACAGTTCGTCTCGCGTAACTCCATACTTTTTGGCGAGCTCATCTTGAATAGGAATTCCTTGGCTAGTTAGTTGATTCAGCGTTGACTGACTTACTTTTCCGCTTTCTAAAGCAGAAGTAAAGGCATTGGCTACTGCATTTATGCTTCCCCCGTATTTATCTGTGAGTGTGGTTACAAGTTGGATAGTGGATGCCTGATCATCTAAAGAAAGACCTACACCTCTAATATTTTGTACTGCAGCCTGGAATTGATCAAAATCTCTACCCGCTTTTTGAGCTGCTTGAGACAATAACTCGGTTTGTTGAGCAGAGAAACCTAGTTCTTGTCCCAGTTCTTTAATTTGACCTGCTTTAGACGCAATATCACCAATAAGAGTGCCAAGTAAAGAGCCTGCAAAACTACCTCCTGGCCCGGCCAATCCACCAACAAGTCCACCAATAGCGCCACCTGCAGCTGCGCCGCCTCCTTGCCCGAAAAGCAAAGGAAACGCGCCACCGATAATTGCACCACTTACAGCTCCACCAATACGCCCGCCGCCACCAGTTCCCCGGGCTGCAGTTGTTTGTGCAATACCTAGTTCTTTTTGTCGCTGTTTAATTGCAGCGGTTAAGTTTATTTCTGCTTTTTCTGCAGCAGCTAAAGATTTTACGTAAACATCAATAGCTTGTTTCTGTGCTGTAGTTCCGGCTGCTGCAGATCGCAAAGCAGTGTTTGCTTGCGATGCAACACGGCTTAAGTTTTGTACACTATTTACAAGTACACCTCTATTACCTAATACGGCACTTACTCGATCTGCTGCCGAAGCTGTTGATATTAATTGCTGTTGCAGATTTGTAATCTGCGATGCGCCGCGTACCGCAATTTCTATGTCGGCTCTGTAAGCCACGGCGCCGCGTCACACTCTGGTACTTCAGTTTACGCGACAAAAAAGCCGCCGGGTTAGCGGCGGCGTTTTGCCTTTTCCATTTCCTTGGCGTGGTCCTCGTTCAGGATTTGAAAGTAGGCACTCCAGCCGAGGATTTCCTCGGCAGTCATGGTGGTGCGTATTTCGTGCAGACTTTTGCCGAGTTCCTTGGCAACGCCGAATTGCAAAAGGAGCCAGTTGTCCTTGCGTAGTTCGGCGCTTAGTTCTTTGGGTCCAAAGGCTCTGCGTCGTCAACAATGATCGCCAGCATCAAGGCCTGGAGATCCTTGTCTTTCACTTCGTTCTTCAGCACGTCGATTTCGCCAGGTGCAAAAAGTTTTGCGCCAGATTCGTCTTGGGCTTTGCTGATCAGTAGTTGAAGAGCAAAAGCGTTGGCGTCGTCTGACTTGGCTTGCTTTTGGGCGCGTTCACGCTCGGCCATCGTCAGCGGCGTTACCCACATTTCAAATGTGCTGCCGTCAGACAGTTCCACACTTTTTTTGATGGGTTCCAGGTTGGCCGCCTTGCGCAGGCGGTCAATGGCGCGGACGGGAACAGGCATACCAGTTACTTGGGTATGGGATTAGTGTAGCAAAATAGAAATAAAAAACCCCGGCGGTTAGGCCGGGGTGCTGAATCCAACTGCACCAGCAGACTATCAGGCGGAAGTGCTGAAGTCGAAGGTAGGGGCGCCGGAAGGACGGAAGTTGATCGAGACGGACTGGGCGTCGTCGGGGTTCACGTTCATGCTGGCCGAGGTGATCACGGCATCGAACGAGATCGAACGGCTCAGAGTTTCGCTCAGGGTGCCGCCGGTGAACACGCGGTCGGTGTACAGCTTGAAGGCAGCGCCGACTTGCTGGCGCTGAAGCACGTCTTCCACCAGGCGGTTGGAGAACGAGGCAGCCTCGTTTGTCATGTATACCGTCGCAGTGCCGGTGCCGTCGCCGAAACCGCTGATGTAGTTACGGAAGGGCACGTACTGACCAGGGGTTTGGCCGATGGTCGTAACGTCGATTTCCGAACGGGTTACTTCGAAGCTCCAGTCGCGAACTTGGCCTACGACTTCGTAGTCGGCGTAGTAAACCTCGAACTCGTTGGGTGTGACGGCGGTGCCGTCGTCAGTGATGTCCACTGCTGCACCGCCAGCAGTTGCCGAAACTTGCAGCGCACCGGTGGCGGCGGTGTAGCTGATCACGTAGTAAGTGGTGCCAGCGGCCAGGCCAGCAGGCAAAGTTCCAGTGCCGGTGCCTCCGGTCTTGGAGTTCACCACGCGGAACTTCACAGGATCGCTCACCTTGAAGTTCAAGTAAGGATCGACAGTGATCGTGTCGGTTCCGGTATTGACGCCGGCTTCACCGAAAGTTCCGATGGTTCCGGCGGGTTTGTAGTAGAGGGCGCCGGACGTGCCGGACAGAACAGTGGTGGCCATAGGGCGTACCAAAGGTATTTTGTGGGGCGGGCACTGCCCGGCTTAATACAGGTTAGCGTTTTATCTGCAGAACTTCTAACTGATAACTGTTGCCCTGTAAGGCGCTTCGATTCTGCCCACAAATAGTGGTGAGTCTTCGACGGCTGAAAAAGTTGGCCCGGTAATTTCGCCCAAACGGAAAAATACGCCAGTGTTGTTTTTTGTGCTGTTATTTAATGTCTCTAGTACGTTTACTGCTGTTGTGATAAGGGTCTGGTTACGGGCTGGACCACGGCCTTTTTCTGTAAAGACGCGAATAACTACCGCGCCGCGTGCGTAGTCAAAACTTGTGGTTAAGCTCGGCTCATTTGTGATACCGAAAGTAACGTTTACTTTTACGTGTTCTGTTGTGGTGTTCGATGGCGTAGCTGTGATGTTGTCGAAATACACAGGGACAGGAGGATTTAAGGCTCCAAATGCATTGAGGAGCGGATTCTCGACGGCTGCTCTAATTGCCTGGTAGTTCATAGTCTTTTGGGTAGTGTTGCATTGAACGCTACTTCAACTGTTTTATCTAGATTGCCTCCATTTATGTAAGTTGTGAACCAGTCGAGTGCTGCGGTGGATTCAGCATTGCCTGGACCGGATCCAACATTGCCTCGAATACTTCCGGAACGTGTGCCAGAAGCAACAGGTGCTTTTAGGGGACGCCCAATCTTTTTGAATACTCCCGGCTCTAAATCTTGCGCAATTGCAGCGTATTCAGCGGTATTAAATATTGTGTACTTAATTTCTGGCTTGAAAAGTAGTTCGCGGCCCGTAAGTAACGGCGCAGATAGGCGTCGAGGTTGGCCGGGTGCTCCGGTGCCTTGGGTTTGGCGGGAGCCGGTAGCGATTGCCCATGAATTGGCAAATTCGCCGCTCCAGATAGGTCCGTTTTTCTGTAAATCAGCTACAACCTGTTCGGCGGCTTTGGCTGGAGCACGGCTGAAAGCCGCAGTTGCAAAACGATCCAGGCTTTCTGCTAAGCGTTGGAGTTCATTGCGTGCCATTACTGGGGCCTCGCGATGACAGTGTGGATTACGGGGCGTTCGCCGCGATAAGTTCGAACATTAATAATTTTTGCCTCGCGAGTTACGCCTGCTTGCGTGTACTGGATGCGATCTGCTTCAGTTGGGTAATAAGTTCCAAGCTCGTCGGTGCCGATCAGGAATTGCACGTCAGTTGCTTGGTATAAACCTTCCGACTCACGCACGTTTACGGGTGAAACGATGGCTTTTAGCGTCACATTTGTGTCCGCTCCAGTGACTGCACCAGTCGTTGGGTTGTAAGTGCGGGGTGTAGTGGTTTTGATGTACGTGACGGTTTCACCCCACTGCTGGAGTAGTGGGCCGGGGATTGCTGAAAATGTGGAGTCGATTAAAGACATATCAGCCTCGGAAGATGCGGAGCTGGTAGCTGCCAGTGCCGCCCAATGTGTAGCCGCCTAGGTAGGACTGGAGCCAGGGGTAAACGTCGAAGATATTGTTGACTGAGCCGGTGGATTGGCTGCGAGTGTTGTATCTCACCCGCAAATCGCCGAGTTCCACTTCTTCGTATAGGCCGGTGGTTGCGTTATTGCCGGTGATTGCGTCAGTATCGTTTGCCAGGGCACGTGCCAGCTCAAAAGTGGCGTATTTGATCTCGCTGGGAATTAGTGAGCACTCCAGCTCGACCTGGTCGTAGTCGTAGTTATTGCGTGGCCATTTAAGTGCCTGGTCCTCGTCGCAGCGGTCGCCGTAGAAATTCAGGCTGTCGATCCAGCGGGTTGCGGTAATTAGAGAACGGTTCTTTTGATCGTCGGTTTTGTTGTCCCAGGTGCTGCTATCGGGGACTGTTTCAAAATAGGAGTTGGCCTCAGCCAGCGTTACGTAGCTGTTGGCCGACGCACTGCTCAAAGTAGCGTTGATCGTCGCTGGCACAGCTACTTACATAACCTTTGTTTCAGTGTAGCGCCAAGAAAAAAGCCCCACCGAAGTGGGGCCTGGTGTACACGCAATCTGATTATCAGATGGTGCTGGTGTCGAGGGGGCTGTTGACGGTGAGCTGAACCAGGGGGATCAGGTCGATGTCGTAGGTGGCGCCCCACTTGTTGGCGGTGGCCAGGTTCGTGTTGGTGGGGTTGTCGCCGGCGTCCACCCACTTGGTGCCCATCACGTGATAAGCAGAGTGGTAGTCGACCGAGAGCACGTCCTGCTTGGACAGGATGTTGCGGTCGGCTTCGATCCGCAGGTCCTGCTGGACGCCTTCCATGATCGTTCCA